AGGTCGTAGGATGATCTCGCTACATGGATTAGTTCCAAAATCATAGGTAGCATCTCGTCGCTCGTTCTTTGCAGCTTGCTTTTGACTTGCGACTCTAGAGAACATACCTCGTTCTCCTGATCTTGACTCATATAAACTTGTCCACTCATTTAGGAATGCCTCAAAGTCTGGCTTCTCAGTATAACACGCACTGTTGTTAGCTAGTCCTCGTTGTGGATTGTCTTGCCACCATTGTCCTGACTTACACCGTCGTAGTCTATCGTCAGTGAGGTTACTAAGACTGATGAGAGCACTTCGCCTAACCCCTCCGACGACAACGATTTGTGCAATCTTACAGCAGATATCGTGACACTCGATAGAGGAAAGCTTACGTCCAGCAGCCTCCCTAAAGATTTCGGTGGTAAATTTAAAGAGGTCAACAAGAGGATCCGCACCAGACGCTCTACCTCCAAAGGTTTTAAGGGTTGACCCTGCAGGTCGTACTCCAGATACGTCCCACTTTGGAAGCTGACCCGAATAGAGCAAGCTAACAAGTTCTCTGTACGCTTTAGCCCATCCAATTTTGCTGTCAGCGACGTGTATAACGGTATCTGTGTCATGAAAGTCCTCCGCAACTTCAGGTAGTTTAGATACATACTGTCGTTCAACAGAGAAGCCTACGCCTGTACCGCACATAAGTACGTACATCATCTCGTCAAACGCTTTAGGGTGATCAATAGGTAGGTAGCTACAGTTGAAGCCAGCTACGTTGTCACGGTCAAGAGCGTCACCAGCAGTCATCAACGCCCTCATGCTAGGCATAACACTCAAGTCATGGATGTCTGCAAAGATACCGTTAGCTTCTTCAAGAGTGAGCTTACCCTTCTCAATCCAGAAGTTTAAGTACCTGTCGATTGTTTCTTCCCACGTCTCACGTCGTTGTTCCTCTGGTAGGTAACGAGCGTAGCGGGACTTGTGAATGTATTGTTGATATGCGTCCAATTATCTTACTCCTTTGTTCATCTGTATATTTAGTCCAGTTAGTTATCTCTTCCTTGGTACGGTTACATCCTGTACAGGTGTCGTTAACTAACTTGCATTGTTTAACGCAGGGACTATCCATTTACTTCTTTGATTAATCGTTCAATATACCACCGACACTTGCGTAAGTCTTCGATGGGTTTACCTTTGTAGTCGTAACGCCATAGATACTTCAGTGCGTTACCCTTAAGATAACCACGAAACTCATGCTCAGGCATGGATGCCTTGATAGCTTCGATGGCTTCTACTGCGCCTTTGTTATAATGATCAGGCTTTTCTACTGGGTCAGGTACTGCTCTCAAACTGTCCCACTCTGAAGGGGTTATGTTGTCGATGCTCATCCGTACTTTCTCCTGAGATAGTTCATACTGATTGGTAGCTCATCAAAGGATCCGTCGTCTACTTCGTTGAGCATCCAGATTCCAGACCAGCTTCCGTTCGTTTGAGCGTTTAAGTAGTCTTCATCGTGGTTGTAATAGATACCAGCAAACAAACCAGTGATGTTACTACCGTCCGCTTTACGTGCGTAGGCTATGTCTCTGTCTTGGACATGTCCCATGATGCACGACATGAACTTTTTTTGCAACATGAGTTTTGCACAGGTGACTGGTCTGCCCATGACTCCGCTCGTGAAGTAGTGGCAGTACGCGATGCCATCGATGATAATTGGTTGTAGAAAAGGGATAACTTCCCAGCCGGTTTCTTCCAATAAGAAATGATCATAACTCATTAGTCCTTCTAGTTTAGCGTCAGACTCAATAGCTCTATCGATCCGTTGCTCGTGATTGCCTAACAAGAATACCATTCGTGGATTCCACGTTTTCTTCTTGTTACTACGCAGCCGCTCTTGTTCATTGCGGATAGGTAACATGAACTGATTCATAGCTTCAATGCCAGCTTCAATGTCACGTGTATACCGCCGTCCCTCGAACGACTTCTTCCCAACGTCATAACTACTGAGACTTGGCATGTCCCAGTGATCCCCCAGATGGATGATAACGTCAGGCTTTGTTGCTGCAGCGTAGCGACCAGCCCAGTACAGGTGGTCTATAGGCGTATCAGGTTTGACTTGCGTGTCAGGTATTACGAGGTGTCTCATTGCTTTTTACTCCATCCAGCAGGACAGGTTTCAGCGGTGTACCATGTGAATCCCTGTTTTTCTGCCCATTCTTGCATGGTGTATCTTGTCCCGTCACTTCTACGTCTTGCTCCGGGCATTGCTGTTCTTGGGTTTTGGAAGACAAAGACCAACTCCTCCTTCTCCCCAAGGCCATTACTGATGTCAACATACTTCCTCGCTTCCGCACGATCCCTGAACCTCCCTTTAGCTTCAATATATATAGTGTAATCACCACTGTAATATATAAAGTCAGGCTCGTAAGTCTTGACTTGGGTGTATGTTAACTTACCTACATGGTACTCGCACCGCTTGAACTTCTGATGAAGATCATACTCAAACCAACTGTCATATCCTTTCGGTATGTTGCGTTTAGTTCTTTTCTTCACTTGGTCTTTCCCATGTTTGATTAGGTTCACGACGTAGCCATAGCAGCCTAGCGTTCTCGATGACACGCTCCTCAGACTCCAACAACTCAACGCACTTGTTGAACATCTCAATCTCTGTCAAGCCTTCAAGAAGCTTCTGAGACTTCTTATCACCAATACCATACACACCGACAATGTTATCAGCTTTGTCACCCATGATGATTTGACGATAGAAGAATAACAGACCTTCCTCTTTAGTAACAGAAGTAAGCTCACGTTTGTTGAAGTTGTAATGTCTGCACGGTACTTGTTGGAAGTCCTTGTCAAGACTGACGATGATGCTGTCAGGGGTGGAGGTAGCGTCGATAGCAATCAAGTCATCAGCTTCTTCACCTTCTGATACAACAGCGTTCCACTTCTCGATCAAGTATTCACGTATAGCTTCCAAGTGTACAGGCTTTTCTTTGTCCTTACGATTACCTTTGTAAGGTGCAGTTACAGCTATGTCGTTACGAAAGTTACCCTTACCTGTCAGGTAGACACGGTAGTCTGGTTCGCCTTCTATCTGTGTGTACAGATCACTAACCAGTTCAGATAAGAAACTGCCCGTAGTATAACAGGCAGTCTTAACTGACTCATCATTGCACTTGAACGCACAACGATAAGCTACGATGTCACCATCAATCAAGATCACAACGCTTCCGCTTCAGAGACGTAGTTCTCGTTGTACTCAATAAGATTAGTAACCTTCATCTTTATCATGGATGGTGAACGTCCGTCACCGATAGGCCAATCGTAATACCCTACGACAGCAACAGCCTCAGAGCCGTTTGCAATCAACACGTCTTCAGGTATTTCAACACCTTCTGCATCGGTAAGACGCATAGGATTATTAGACTTCATAACAATGAAGAAGCCGCGATCATCTCCTTTGTTGCTAGGCGCAATACCCATCTCTTCGATAGCCTCAACAGCTTTTTCGCTAAGGTTTCCAAGCTGCACTTGGTACTTGTTACTGTACTTGTTGAGCTTGTTACGCTCACACCAGTAGACATTACCGCGTACAGTGATAGGTGATGGTTTGTTTGCAGACATAAGATTCTCCTTAATGTGTTTCTGCCCAATTGTTGCCTACTCTATACTCGCCGTCTAACGGACATTGTAGGCTTAATGTCTCACCGGCGATTCTGATAGCACGTACACCCATACGTCCAACCGTATCAGCGTAGTGTGCTGGTGTTTCTATTTGCCATTCGTCATGGACGTTAGCAACAAATCTATGTGGTATGTTTCGTAGCTTATCTGCCAAGTGTACCAAAGCTTGCTTCATAACAATAGCCCCGGCACCTTGCAGTAACGTATTCAATGCGGCGTGTTCTGATCTGACTCTGAGCTTTCGTCCATCAAGTGCAGTAAGGATGCCTGATGCAGCCTCCCTGTGAGTATCTCTTCTAACTCTTTCAAGAGACGGCGTGTTAGATAGAAATGTTTCTTTAAGTCGTCGTCCAGTAACGCTATTTCCTCCAACGATAGCTCCGATCTTAGCATCGCCGGCTCCATACAGAAACGCATAAATGAATGTTTTTGCAAGAGGACGTGTCTCAAGTCCAGCTGCTCGTTGATTAGCCGTATGAATATCGCCATTGAGGATTTCATTAGTGTAGTCTTCGTCGTCCATGTAGTGAGCTAACATACGTAGCTCTAGTCCGCTGGCATCGATACCAACTAACTTGTTACCTTCTTCCACTGTCCAGCATGACCGACACTCTGTACCAAACGGTGCAGATACTGCTGGTACCTGAGCCATGTTAGGTGACTGGTGTGTCATACGTCCAGTGACTGCTCCGTTAGTGATGACTCTTCCATGTACTCTACCATCGTCCTTCACAGCTTTCAACCATGAATCGATCTGAGCTACTCGCTTTTGCAACATCATGTAACGTGCAACAGCTTTGGCTTCAGGTCTGTCAATGCCTTCAAGTACCTTCTCATCAACGATGATGTTACCCTTCTCAGTCTTCTTGTTAAACTTAACACCAAGACTTTGCAGTCGCTCTGCTATCTGCTTACGTGAGCCGGGATTAAAGACTGTTACCTTATCCTTCAGACGCTTACCTGTCTTCTCTGACCAACGCTCTTCAACGATAGGTGGGAAGATGTCTTGGAGATTAGCTTCAATGTTATTCATCTCGAACATAAGATCCATCATCAACTTCTCTGCATACGGTACGTCAAGCTTGAAGCCGTTCTGTTCTTGCTCAGTCACGATCCAGCCTACACGATGTTCAATATCAATAGATTGTTGTGAGAAACCTTCCTTGCGTAACTGCAATGCTAACCACCGATGCACACGCTCAGTCAGCTCGACGTCAGCTATACAGTACTCGATCATCTCGTCAGTCAGTCCGCCGTCGTAGTCTGTGAAGTCGAGCTTTCCTGTTCCTCCAAGGATTGCTCCCCAGTTTCGCAGTGAATGCCCGCCTTCTTGGCTGGGATTGTACAAGCGGGATAGGTAGAGGCTATCCACAACACGCTCCCTAGGAATAGGTACACCCCAAACACTATTAAGGATACGACAGTCGAATCCGATAAGGTTATGCCCAACAACTTGATCTGCTTCATTCAGTACACTCCTCAAGGAATCTGGACCGGTGTGTACTTGGATGTTGTTCTTCACCTTCGTAACGGCACACCAGATCGTTGAGTGGTCCAAAGTGGTTTCTATATCCAAGTAACAGGTATTCATTGTATCTCTCGTTCAGTTCGTTACGTTCAGCGTCGTGGTTAAACTTCTTGTAAGTCTCCGTCAACTGTTCCTGTTCCAATATCCAACTCCCAATCTTGCTCATGGTGTATCATCTCCTCTATGTCTGCGAGTGTTCGTAGATCATCACGATCAACAACGTCACCGTCGTCTAGCGTAACAGCGAAGCATCTGTTGCACAAGTCTACAAACTCTTGGCTAATAGCATACCGTCTTGTCGCTTCGTAGTCTGTTAGTTCTACGTCACACGCAATACATCTCACAACATTGTTTCCTTTTTAAATTCATCCAAGGACATCAACTGATGCTGCTCCAGAGCGTGTAACTGTCCCCTGCCCAGATTAGTTATCGTGTGTTCGTTAAGCAATTCTTCTTTCCTGCAGAAACCACCTAAAGAATACTGCGGAAACGTACCTAGCATCAACATATAATAATCACAAGGTTTGTTTTTCTTGTCCAGCGCAGCAATTAATTTCCCTGTCCTGTACTTTGTAGTTTTAACATCTATCGTGTAAGAACCTACCATCAAATCATGTGCAGGAGCTTCTCCAATCTTCATATCAGGCCAGAGATTTAACAGTTTCGCTGCCGCCAGTTCTGAAGCTATTCCTTCTAGATCTGTTTCGTAATCAGATTGTGGACCTTTCTTACCTCTTGGTACTCCTTTCCTTCTGGCATTATTGTACCTTTCTTTGGCAAGATACTCGCACACTTCTTGCTCACCTCTCTCCAAGCGTATAATCATAATGGTTGCTCCTCACGTTCATCACGCTGTGTCAGTCGTCCAGTTGCTTCGTTGTAAAACACCTCACACGCCTTGCCTGTCTTGCCAGTGTATCGATTCTTCAACACACGCAGCACGGTCGTGTTTCTAACAATCGGATCATCACTCTGACTGTTACGCTCAGCACCAATGACCGCATCAGAAAGCTGTGCAATCGACGCAGAGCCACGTAACATACCAAGGCTAGTCACAGCACCGTCCTCCAGTTGTTTCCCTTCAGGGCGTCTCAGGTGGCTCACAAGGAACATACAAATCCCCATCTCTTGTACGAACGTCCGCAGCTTAGTCATGATCATATCCAAGGCACGTCGCTCATCACCGTTGCTCTGGTCAGACACCAAGATAGAGACGTGATCGAGTACAATGTACCTCACTCCCAAGACCTTGACGAAGTATCTCATACGGCCCAGTACGTTTTCTATCTCGTTACTACCGAAGTGTTCCCAGAGATACACACGATTCTCATAGTCCATCGTATCGTAGACTAAATCAATATCTTGATCGTCATACTCACAGTCAGGTAAGTGGATAGGCTTGTTCAGTTCAAGACCAACAAGACCACGCATGGTACGCTCAGGTGTCTCTTCAAGAAACATCAGACCTAGGTTGTCTTCAGACTGTGCCATGATGGAACTAACAATCTCACGTAGGAGTGTAGACTTACCCAGTCCAGAGCCTGCACAAATAGTAACCAGCTCTGCTGTGCGTATACCGTACAGGTGTTTGTTCAGTCCCTCGAATGGATACTGTACCTTGGCCTTGACTAGTGGCTTCTTGATCAGATCACGTAGCTCACCAGCACCAACGATACCTTCAGGTGTGTAAGGCTGAGCAGACCAGAATGCTTTGGTGTACATTTCCGATTGATTGTTAACAAGATAATCACACGCATCCTTGTAGCCGTTGACGTGCTTAACAATCCTTGCTTTGTTACCGAACAGATCAGCACATTCCTTTGCTGCCTTCTGTCCCGGCTCGTCAGCATCGAAGCAGATAACAATGTTCTCGAAGCTGTTCAGCCAATCATAAAAGAGGCGACAGTCCTTTGCCGCCGACGTTGCACCGTTACGGACGCTGACAACGGGAAACTTACTACCTGTCATTTGGTGAGCCGCTAACGCATCATACTCACCTTCAACGATAGTCACATACTTACCACCTTCAGAGAACAAGTGCTGTCCATACAAGCCTGCTTGCTTCCAATCACCAATGATACTGAACCGCTTATCAGGGTTACGGACCTTCGCCGCTACTGGCTTTGTTGGATCAGTAGGGTTGAAGTAACCGAATGTTGTAACATCACCCTGCTTGAGTGCTGCGTACTTCTTCGCCGTCGTTCCTGTAATGAGACGGTCAGTAATCGTACGATACTCCGCTGTGATTAAACGGTGTTCTGTCTGGCTAAACGAAGGCTTTGGTGCGTCACTGATAGAACCTAGCTCCCTAACATTGTTACCCTTGCCGGCTGGCGTGTACGTATTACAAACAAAACACTTACTTGAACCGTCGTCGTTGTACGCTAACCCGTCACTGCTGTCACAATCAGGACAAGGCTGGTGTGTATTAGTGAAGGCCATGTCTGCCTGCTCCCATGTCAGTGTAAAGCTCGTCAACTTCTTCGTCGTCCATTGATTCTAACAGGTCCGAGAAGAAGTTACCTGCAATGTTCATAGCCTCAATGAGCGTTAACGTCTCAAGCTGTCGCTCAACAAGCTCACTTACTTTCTGTTCTTTAGAGATACTCATAGGTTAAATACCTTATAAGATAATATTTTTAAATTAAACTTTTCTGCTTCTGTATAGATTATAAACACAGGTTAAAGATCCTCGTCAACAATATGTTCAACAATTTTATCGTAAACGTGTTGACCAATCATCTCGACCAGCTCAACACCGTACCACTTAACAGAGTCTAAGATGATCAACCCGTCCTCGTTGGTGAACTGAACTGTAATGTCAACCAACATTTCTACGTCAAATAGATTACATTCACCCTTCATAAGGCATCTCCTTGTATACGTTACTACTCTTGACTTTTTCAATTGCCCTGTAAAGTGTCTGTTCTAATATCTCAACATGTCCGTTGTCAACAAAATAATCCAGAACGGTTTGAGCTAGGTTTAAAGACATTGCCCCGCGTGTGAAGTTGTTAGTACCTGTATGTAAAGCATAGTACATATGTTCATCACCGTAAGGATCTTCGTAGTGGTTCGCACACGAATCAAAGAAGGGGTCTAACGCTTCAACAAGGTCATCCCACTGCGGTCTGTCGTGCTTGATTCCTTTCCTGTAACGATACCAACTGGCTGGTTTAGCTCTTGGACTATCGCCCCAGTAGTGCAACTCTAACCCCATTAGATTATCTTTCATAACACCTCCGTTGTATGCTTGACAATTCGATAACGTTTACCATTGTCCCGCTTTGTTTGCACGTAATACTTCGCCTCGTCTACGTCGTCTGTTGTAAACACCTGCGACCAAACATCGTCATATAACTCAACTACATATATTGTATTAATACCTATCATGTGCATTATTCCTCCTAATCAAACGTTAAAACAAAATGACCTTCTTCAGGCATGGTTACATCGTTTACGTGGTATGTAAAGTGTGTAACCTTTACTGCGTTGATAAGCTGCAAGTTGTCTTCACCTGTGCTGTAGCAAACCTGCTGTTTTAAATAACGATCGTCCATGCGTAATAATGTTTCGATTAACTTTTGATATGTCATGTCTCACTCCTTAGCATCAACGAATCGCTGAAGCTTTCCCATTGCTTTTAGTTTCTTTAACGCTCTCTTCTCAATCTTCTGCACTGTTATGCGGTGCAATCCTAGCGCCTTTGCCACTTCTTCTTGACTCATGTGATACTCGGCGGTGCTGCCAAAATACTTCCTTTCGTCTTTCACTTCTCTATCCTTCGCTTTTAATTGTAGTGTGCTTTATCGGTAACGTATCCCAACTCAGGCACGAGTGACATTTACCACAAGGCATGAACTCACCACTGATCTTTACTGGTTTTCTGCAAGACCATGTGAGCCTTGCTAGTTCTGGCGGTACGGATTCGTACACGTCTATCTTTTTAACCTTGGACAATGGCCGTAACCATTCTGGTTTTTTGGTACGTTCTGCAAACATAGCGTTGAACAGTACAGCACCCTCGCTCAGAACAGAAAACCTAGGAAATTGATGTCCAGTAAAGACATGATCAAGCTGTCCGCCTAACGCACTGTTAACACGTCCTGCTGTAAACATCTGAAGCTGTAAATCTGTGCCGCCTCCCTTGCCTAACATAAACTCGTTACTTGATGTTGAATACTCAAAGTCCCCGTAGTGTTCACGTATGTAATCCAGCGTGGTGTTAACTGCTACGTCTTCTACTCTGTCCCTCCCTTCAAAGTTAATTATCTTAATGTGATGCACATGCACTCTATGGTCTGTTTCTCTCAAGACGTTGGCTAACATAGCAACACTGTCTAACCCTCCTGAATACATTATCAGTGTGTTTAAACGTCGCTTGATATATCTTGATCGTGCCTCCGCTAATGTCCTTCGCAGTGCCTTAGCTACCTCACGATTGTTCGGGTATGTCATTTATGCCTCCAATGTTGTTTGCTCTGTTATCTCAACGTGTAACCATCCAAGCCATGCGATGTAACATCTTCCGCTGTACTGATCAGCTGGTACGTATGCTGTGGATAACCTAAAGGTACCAGTGAAGTATAGGTCGATCAAGTGGTTACGCGTCTCGATAACAAGTCCGTTGTTACCAAAGTCTGTTACGTATTTGTAGTGCCGTTTAGCCGTTGTAATCTTCATCGAAGGATTCTCCCTTGTCTCTCTAGATCCCGTCGCAGTGCCTTACGTCGTGCCTTGCGCTTGCGTCGTCGTCTGTTTCGTGGGTCTGTCCAGCTCTCATAAGCCCAGCAAAGGCCAGCCCATACCGGCACGAAGCTAAACAAAATCGCAATGTCAAGTAATGTAGGGTTCATAAACGCCTCGCTAGTTCTTTCGGGTCAATGTTCTTAATTATGTCTGAGCGTATCGCTTTGAATAGATCTTGCTCGCTCCCTTCCCTGTTTACTCTGTCAAGTACAGTGTCTTTATCAACGCCCCACAACTGAGACATAACAATCGTAGTGTGTCTGTTTACTGATTCAGTGATTATCTGTTCTAGTTCCTTTGCGTTCATTATGCTGCCCTCGCTATGATGTTTCGTTGATTCTTTTCCATTGTCTTACCATGCCCGATGTAACACACAACCGCCACATCTTTTGACCAACACGCTCGACACGTCCCGCATTTGCCCGCTCGCGTGTATGCCTCACAAACTGCCGCGCCTTCTGGTACGTTGTCAAGCGTCGCAATGGTGGACGTTGTCACGCCTTCGATAGTCTCGCCGGTAATGCTGTCAGATGATCGACGAATCACTACGTTAGGCAACGCTTCCATCTGAGCTAACACGTCGCGAAACTTTGTAAACTTATGCATGCGCGTTGGTAACCAATGTTTAACCCATGGTGTCGCGGTCATTACTTCCAAGATTTTGTGAGCTAATCGCAAGTCGTAAACGTCGCCGCTGTCAAACCATCGAAAGTAACGATCATTGTCTAACTCTGCCACCATGTCAGCGACCCAATCGGAACGCTTCCAATCCTCTTTGTTATGCTCTCGCGGCGCTTTGACGTTCTTGAATCGGTAGTTGCCCGTAGTTGCATAACATCCTTTGCAAGCGTCCACTAGTGAGCCGTCACTGTTCTTTGATGCCGGGCAAGTATCTAGCGCCTGTAGCGACCACGACCGACAAGGCATTTTTGAAGCTTTTGATAATTTCAACATTTATATCACTCCGTTGTTTGTGAAGCCGCTTACGCGGCTTTTTGTAAGATCTTATCTTTTATATCACTAGGAACGATAAACCACTCTACTCGTCTCCACCGACCGCCATTTTTGCGGACAAAGGCGACGCCCGTATCATTCATGATCATACCTTCCGCTGTGTTTATTGTCGCGCCCCATGTTTCTGAGCCTTGGTTAACAAATACTCGCTTTTCCATGTCTTGTTTCTCCGTTGCGTTGTTTGTTGATACCTATTCTGAGGCTTGCAAGATAAATATCAAGCCTATTACTGGTACTATTTCACATTCTTTGGAAATATTGAAACGCAAAACCATTCACGCCATGAATGCAGCACTGATCTGGGTTGATTTATGAAGGGTCTATGAAGTACCCACCCAGTCTCTCACACCTCACCTCTTCAGTTCTATTTTGGTACTGAGTAGGTTCTGTTTTGGTACTGGCCTGTGGATAAGCTGTGGAGAAGCTGTGCAGAAGCTGTGGATAACTCTGTGGATAACCTGTTAATATCCTGTGGATAAGCTGTGGATAAGCCGGGGGAGGGGATATCTGCAACGTGTCGGCGGTGGGTACCCATCAGACACAAAAAAGAGTCAAAATTGAACCTTAAATAACGCCTAGTTATCTAACAAGAAACAACATATAAATCAATAACATAAGCGGTGCAGAATCTGGACCGTGCTGGTACAGTTTAAAGGACAGTATAAATTTACTTTAAATTATTTTAAACATTTAATTATAAATGTATTGTGGTATTATTCTTTTTATGATACAATAAATAGTATATTATGTCTTTAAAGATTCTTTACCGCGCCGTATAGGATAAATTTTATATGATAATTATTAAATGTATGTCATATAAGCACGGTAACGAGACTTTAAAGAGTCTTATAAGAGGTATGTATGTCAGATGTTGATAATCCTCCTCGCCGAAAGCGTGGAAGACCGCGTAAAAGTGACGTTACAACAGTAAAAAAAGGTAATCGCAACGCTGTTGGTCGCCCGAAGGGTGACGCTGCGGTCATTAACGAATACAAAGCACGTATGTTGGCGTCTCCAAAGTCAAGAAAAGTGCTTGATACGATATTTGAAGCAGCTCTTGACCATGACCATAAAAATCAAGCAGCTGCATGGAAGCTTGTTATGGACAGAATACTGCCCGTTGCAGCGTTTGAAAAAGATATTGTTAAGGATGGCGGTAGAAACGCCATTCAGATTAACATTAGTGGTGTTGGTGCGGTAGATGTTGGTGAACCTAAAATTATAGAGGGTGAAGTAGTAGATGAATCTTAAACATTTTGATCCTTCAGAGTTTAACTGTCAAGTTACTGGCACCAATAACATGGAAAAAGACTTTCTAGAAAAGCTAGACGAGTTGAGAGAGGCGTGCGGGTTTCCTTTCAAGATCACCAGCGGGTATCGACACCCGACTGAGCATCCGATAGAGGCTAAGAAAGACGTACCCGGCACTCACGCTCAGGGCATCGCGGCGGATATAAAAATAACAAACGCCGTGTTTCGCCTTAAGATTGTAACGGAGGCTATTCGTCTAGGATTTACAGGCATAGGTATTGCTTCTGACTTTGTACACGTTGATACCCGTGGTACAACACCAGCAATGTGGACCTACTCATGAAGTTTTCACACGGTGACGCACTAACAGCAGGCTCTGCTAATACAATACTGGAAGTGCCTGCTGGCTACGACGCTATAGTTACCTATCTGTTTATCTCAAATACGACAGGTAGCAGTAAAAGCCTCAGTGCTAAGTGGGTACACAGCGGTGTAAACATTGATTTCCTATCAGGTAAAAACGTAGGTAGTGGAGAGTTCCTAGAGTTTGGTGGACAGTACGGTGAATTCCTTGTAGCAAAAGAAGGTGACACCTTAAGCCTTACGCCAGAGGCAGGATCTACGTTTGTTAGCATCATTTCGTTTGAGTTAGTACCAGCAACACCAAGGTTGAACTTTTGACTGACCTAAATATTGAGTTACTGCCTTGGCAGCAGGAAGTCTGGGCAGACGACACACGTTTTAAAATAGTAGCTGCTGGGCGACGTACGGGTAAGTCTAGATTAGCAGCGTGGATGTTAATTGTTAACGCACTACAGGCGGACAGAGGTCATGTATTTTACGTCGCACCTACTCAGGGACAAGCCAGAGATATTATGTGGTCCACCCTCTTGGAACTGGGGCATCCTGTTATTACTGGTAGTCACATTAATAATTTGCAAATTAAGCTTGTCAACGGAGCCACGATCAGCCTCAAAGGTGCAGACAGACCAGAGACAATGCGAGGTGTCAGCCTTAAGTTTCTAGTCATGGACGAGTACGCTGACATGAAGCCAGAGGTGTTTGAGCAGATACTTAGACCAGCCCTTGCAGATCAAAAGGGTTCTGCGATGTTCATAGGAACACCTATGGGTCGTAACCACTTTTATGAACTTTACAAATATGCGGAGCTAGATGATGACCCTACGTACAAGGCTTGGCATTTTACATCTTACGATAATCCTTTATTGGATCCGTCAGAGATTGATATTGCAAAAAGAAGTATGTCGAGCTATGCGTTCCGTCAAGAATTTATGGCGTCGTTTGAAGCTCGTGGGTCAGAAATGTTTAAAGAGGACTGGGTGTCTTTTAGCGAAGACGAACCTGAAATAGGAGATTACTACATTGCCGTTGACTTGGCGGGCTTTGAAGAAGTCAACAAGAAGAGAACTAAGAATTCCAAGCTTGACGACACAGCGATTGCAGTGGTTAAGGTCAGTGAGCATGGTTGGTATGTTGACAATATCATATACGGTCGATGGAGTCTTGACGAAACAGCAGCTAAGATATTTCAGGCCGTTAGAGATTACCGTCCCGTGTCGGTTGGAATCGAAAGAGGTATTGCTAAACAAGCTGTAATGTCTCCTCTGTCAGACCTTATGAAGCGTTACGGTACGTTTTTTAGAGTTGAAGAGTTAACACACGGCAATAAAAAGAAGACTGACAGAGTAATGTGGGCGTTACAAGGTAGGTTTGAAAACGGCTATATTACATTAAACAAAGGCGAATGGAACAGTAGATTTTTAGATCAACTTTTTCAGTTTCCCGATCCTTTAACGCACGATGATTTGATAGATGCTTTGGCGTATATCGACCAGTTAGCCAACGTAGCTTATGATTATGACTACGAAATTGAAGACCACCAAATTTTAGACGTGGTAGCGGGATATTAATATGACTGATTTATATGAGCAAGACCCTTTATTGATTGAAGAAACAATTGAAGACTGGGTTATAACTAAATGTGAGGACTGGCGCGACTACTACGAGTCAAATTATGAAGCGCGTTTTGAAGAATATTACAGACTTTGGCGAGGCATATGGGATCCTGCTGATAGCGACCGTAAGTCTGAGCGTAGTCGTATCATCTCTCCTGCACTTCAGCAGGCCGTTGAGTCTAATGTAGCAGAATTAGAAGAGGCTACGTTTGGACGTGGTAAATGGTTTGACGTATCTGATAATTTAGGAGACACTGATCGTAAAGATGTGCAGTTTCTTCGCAATAAATTAACAGAAGATTTTGAAAACTGCATGATTCGTAAGTCTGTTGCAGAGTGTCTTATTAATGCTGCAGTGTTTGGTACAGGTATTGGTGAAATTGTTATTGAAGAAATGAAGGAAATGGCTCCTTCAACGCAACCAATAATGAATGGAGATCTTCAAGCAGTTGGTGTAACAGTTACTGACCGTGTTAAAGTAAAATTAAAGCCTGTTTTGCCACAAAATTTCTTAATTGATCCCGTAGCTACATCTGTAGACGATGCTTTAGGTGTTTGTATTGATGAATTTGTTAGTAAACACCAAGTAGAATTACTACAAGAACAAGGAGTATACCGTGATACTTATGTTGGTTCTGCCGCTCCTGATACTGACTTGGAACCTGATCAAGACATAACAATTTATAACGACGATAAAGTCCGTTTAACAAAATATTACGGTTTAGTTCCACGAGAATTGCTAGACTCTGCTACGCAAGACGAAAATTCTGAAGAAATTGAAGAAAATGCAACAGAAAAAACAGAATCACAGTACATAGAAGCTATTGTTGTTATTGCAAACGGCGGTATTTTGCTAAAAGCAGAGCCAAATCCGTACATGATGCAAGATCGCCCTGTAGTTGCCTTTCCTTGGGACGTTGTTCCGGGCCGTTTCTGGGGTCGTGGCGTATGTGAAAAAGGTTATAACAGCCAAAAAGCGTTGGATACCGAGCTTCGAGCGCGTATTGACGCACTGAGCTTGACCATTCACCCAATGATGGCGATTGATGCAACTCGATTACCTAGAGGCGCAAAGCCAGAAGTCCGCCCCGGCAAGATGATTCTTACTAACGGAGATCCACGTGAAGTACTTCAACCGTTCAACTTTGGTCAAGTTAGTCAAATTACGTTTGCTCAAGCTGGAGCATTGCAAGACATGGTGCAGCAAGCAACAGGAGCCGTTGACTCAGCAGGAATCGCTGGTAGTGTTAACGGCGAGGCTACTGCCGCTGGTATTAGTATGTCTCTTGGCGCTCTTATTAAACGTCATAAACGTACACTAATTAATTTCCAACAGTCTTTCTTAATTCCTTTTGTTAAAAAAGCTGCACATCGATACATGCAGTTTGATCCAGAGTCGTATCCTGTTGCGGACTACAAGTTTAACGCAAGTAGTACACTTGGTATTATTGCACGTGAGTACGAAGTTACTCAGTTAGTTCAATTGCTACAAACAATGAAAAAAGATTCTCCGTTATACAATACGTTGATTCAAAGCATTATTGACAACATGAACTTGTCTAACCGTGAAGAACTTCTTACAGCTATGCAGCAGGCTATGCAGCCTAACCCGCAACAACAACAAATGGTTATGGCAGCGCAACAAGCACAGCTACAGTTCCAGCAGTCACAAACAGCAGCATTGTCTGCTCAGGCTCAAGAGTCAACTGCTAGAGCAACTAAACTTGCTGCAGAAGCTCAAGTAGTGCCTCAAGAACTTGAAATTGATAAAATTAACGCCATCACTCGAAACTTAAAAGAAGGTGATGCAGAAGATAAAGAGTTTGAACGCCGCATGAGAGTGGCTGATACTCTCCTTAAAGAACGACAAATAGAAGGAAAAACAAATGCTAACCAACAGAGAACTGCAAAGTCTTCTGAACGAAATGAACAACCACTTCAAAGGCCAGTGGAAGAGAATAGACAGCCTAGAGAAGAAGATAGAGGAATTATCTAATGCCAAAGTCGAAAGACCCAAGACTAGCACGGGCGGGCGTAAGCGGGTACAACAAGCCAAAACGAACGCCTAACCATCCTAAGAAGTCTCACGTAGTTGTTGCTAAAGAAGGTGACAAAGTCAAGACTATTAGGTACGGACAACAAGGCGTTAGCGGTGCAGGTAAAAACCCTACTACTGCTAAAGAAAAAGCAAGACGTAAATCATTTAAAGCACGTCATGCAAAGAACATAGCTAAAGGCAAAATGTCTGCAGCTTACTGGGCAAACAAATCTAAATGGTAAAAAACTAAACTAACAGCCGTGAGGCTATAACACGTCGAGATGACGTTAGGAGAACACAATGCGAAAACTATTAGTAGCAGTAATGCTGCTGTCATTACAGGCATCAGCAGAAACTAAGATTCTCATAGAAAAAGCAGATCAGCAGTATGTGGTAGTACCAGACTGTACAGTATCTGAAGACGTAACTCAAGTATCACTACGGTGGCTTAGAGTAGGCGCACCAATATACGTTAAACATAAAGGACGACAAGTCCGTTGTACAATTGAAGACTACTATCAAGTTAAGAGTTAGTTATGGCTAAAGGTGTAAAACATTACAAGCGTGATGGTACTGAATATATAGGTGCTACACACAAAATGCCTAATGGAGAAGTCCATTCAGGTAAAACCCACGGAAAGACATCTGTAAAACTTTTTCATTTTGAAGACTTGTCTAAGACAGCAAAGGAGAAAGCTAT